AGATGATGGAGGAAATGAAGATCCCTTTTGCGTATGACCATTTCGCGGAAGGTGAATCGCCTGATCCGCCGTTCATCTGCTTTTTGTTTCCGGGTTCGGAGAACTTTGCCGCTGATGATGTGGTCTATGTGGAGTTTTCCAACCTGAGCATTGAACTTTATACCGATGAGAAGGATCCGGAACTGGAAGACAGCGTGGAAGCGGTGCTGAATGCGCATGAGATTTTCTGGAACAAATCGGAGGTATGGATCGAATCAGAAAAACTATACGAAGTGCTGTACCAGATGACGGTATAGCGGAAAGAGAGGTTGATTATGTCGAGTACAAATAACAAGGTGAAGTTCGGCCTTAAGAACTGCCATTATGCGAAGGCTACCCTTGATCCGGATACCAATGCCGTGACATTTGGTACGCCTGTTGCGATTCCGGGAGCGGTGAACCTGTCGCTGGATCCGGAAGGAGATACGGAGCCGTTCTATGCAGATGATATGGTTTATTACACCACGGTAGCGAACAACGGTTATTCCGGGGATCTGGAAATCGCGTTGATTCCGGAAAGCTTCAGGAAGGACATCTTGAAGGAGACTGAGGATGCGAACGGCGTTCTGGTGGAGGATTCCACGGTGGAGCCGGAGCATTTTGCTCTGCTTTTCGAGTTCTCCGGGGATAAGAAAAAGATCAGACACTGCATGTATTACTGTACCGCTGCAAGACCTACGATCGAAGGCAAGACCAATGAGGATAGTAAGGAAGTACAGACCGAGAAGTTGGAGATTACAGCGACTCCGCTTCCGAATGGTCTTGTAAAGGTGAAGACCGGTGCGAATACGTCAGATGCGGTTTATAACGGATGGTATTCCAATGTTTATCAGACAGAGCATGCACAGGTATCTGCGGTTCTTACCGGGATTACGATCGGAAGCCTTCAGCTTACGCCTGCTTTTGATGCAGGAACCACTTCCTATACGGCTGAGACCGTGAATGATGAGGATGCTGTATCGGCTACTGCGGCAAGCGGAACGGCGGTCACAATTCTTGTGAACGGGGTGGCTCATACTAGCGGCAATGATGCGACCTGGGCGAGCGGAACCAATACAGTGACGGTGATCGCAAGCAAGACCGGATGCACCAGTACGGCTTATACCGTAACGGTGACAAAGAACGGACAGGGTTGATCTTAGCCGGGCAGGGCTTCGGCTCTGCCCATTCTTGTGATTGGAGGAAAGAGAAATGGCACTTACAAAGACAGTGAATATTGATGGCAAGGATGTGACTTTCAGAGCATCGGCAGCCATTCCAAGAATATACAGAAACAAGTTCCATCGTGATATCTACAAGGATCTTCATGACCTGCAGAAGAGCATTGATGAAAATGATCTTGAAAACTCTGCACTGGATTCCTTTTCGTTGGAACTTTTCGAGGATATCAGCTACATCATGGCGAAACATGCGGATCCGCAGGGTGTTCCGGATACACCGGATGAATGGCTGGATCAGTTCGGTACGTTTTCCATTTATCAGGTGCTTCCGGAGATCATTGAGCTTTGGGGTCTGAATGTGCAGACACAGGTGGAGAGTAAAAAAAACTTCGAGCGACTGACCGGGAAATGACAACGCCTCTGCTATTGCTGAGGTGTGTACAGCTGGGAATCCATATCAGCGAGCTGGATCTTTTGACAATCGGAACCGTGATGGATATGTACACAGAGCTTCAGAGGGATGATGAGCCTCATGATCAGATAGCAAGCCAGGATGATATGGATCGATTCTAATGGGAAGGAGGTTGAGACATGGCTGGCAGAATCCAGGGCATCACCGTTGAGATCGGCGGCGATACCACCAAACTACAGACTGCCTTAAAGGGCGTAAATACAGAGATCAGAAATACTCAGAGCCAGCTGCGTGATGTCGATAAGCTCCTGAAACTTGATCCGGGGAACACGGAACTGCTTGCACAGAAGCACAGGCTCCTGGGGGATGCCGTCAAGGAAACGAAGGAAAAGCTGGAGACCTTGAAGACGGCGGCGGAACAGGCAGAGCAGGCGCTGAAAGATGGAACGATCACGCAGGATCAGTATGATGGCCTGCAGCGTGAGATCGCTGAGACCGAGGCGAAGCTGAAGTCTTTAGAGGAACAGGCAAGGCAGTCCGGGACAGCTCTTCAGGAAATTGCCGCAAAGGGTGAGAAGCTTAAGACGGTTGGTGACAATGTTACCAATGTCGGAAAGAAGTTCATGCCTGTGACTCTGGGCGTTGTGGGATTAGGTACGGCGGCGGTGAAGACTGCCGCTGATTTTGATTCTGCTATGAGCAAGGTGGCGGCGGTATCCGGTGCGACAGGTTCTGATCTGGAAGCACTCCGGGATAAAGCCCGTGAGATGGGTGAGAAGACAAAGTTCTCTGCATCCGAGGCGGCGGAAGCCATGAACTATATGGCGATGGCCGGCTGGAAGACGGAGGATATGCTTTCCGGTATCGAAGGTGTCATGAACCTGGCTGCGGCTTCCGGTGAGGATCTGGCGACCACTTCCGATATCGTGACAGATGCGCTGACAGCATTTGGACTGACAGCGAAGGACTCCGGGCATTTTGCGGATATCCTTGCGGCTGCTTCCAGTAACGCGAATACGAACGTCTCCATGATGGGTGAGACCTTCAAGTATTGTGCTCCGATCGCCGGTGCTCTGGGATTCTCTGCGGAGGATACGGCGGAAGCGATCGGCCTGATGGCGAATGCCGGTATTAAGGGATCCCAGGCTGGTACGGCTTTGAGAACCATCATGAATAACCTATCCGGAGAGGTGAAGATCTGCGGATCTTCCATTGGGGAGGTTACGATTGCAACGACCAATGCAGATGGCTCCATGAGGGATCTGTCGGACATTCTGGCTGACTGCCGAACGGCATTTTCAGGTCTATCTGAATCAGAGAAGGCGGCAGCGGCTGAATCGTTGGTTGGCAAGAATGCGATGTCCGGATTTCTGGCTCTGATGAACGCCGGGGAAGCGGATATCAACAAGCTTTCCAGTGCGATTGATAACTGTGATGGTTCAGCGGCAAGTATGGCTGAGACCATGAACGACAACCTTGCCGGTCAGCTGCAGATCCTGAAGTCCCAGCTGGAAGAACTGGCGATTTCTTTTGGTGAGCTGCTGATGCCTGCGATCCGAACCATTGTCGGATGGATTCAGAAGTTCGTAGACTGGCTCAATTCGATGGATGAAGGCACACGGAAAGTCATTGTCACGATTGCACTGGTGGCTGCGGCTATCGGTCCGGTACTGATCATCGTTGGGAAAGTCATATCCGCTATCGGTACGATCATGACGATCATTCCGAAGCTGGCAGGCGTGATCAATGCGGCGAAAGGTGTGATTGCAGCGTTCAATGCAGTATGTGCGGCGAATCCGTATGTGCTGATTATCGCGGCGATCGTGGCTTTGGTGGCAGCGTTCATTTATCTCTGGAATAACTGCGAAGAGTTTCGGCAGTTCTGGATCGACTTGTGGGAGAGCATTAAAGAGATTGCTATTGCCGTATGGGAGGCATTGAAGGCGTTCTTCCAGGCGGCATGGGAAGCAATCAAGACCACGGCTACCACGGTATGGAATGCGATCAAGGATTTCTTCTCCGGATTGTGGGAAGGAATCAAGAATATCTTCACAACAGTGGTCAATGCAATCAGCACGTTCCTGACAACGGCATGGAACACGATCAAGAATACTGTGACGACCGTATGGAATGCGATAAAGACATTCTTCACGACGATCTGGAATGGGATCAAATCAGTTATCACGACAGTGGTGAATGCGATTTCTACCTTCCTGAGTACGGCGTGGAACGGGATCAAAACCGCTATCACTACGGTGCTGAATGCCATTAAGACAGCGGTTACTACGGTCTGGAACGGCATCAAGAATACGATCACAACTATCGTGAACGCAATCAAAAATGCAGTCACGACAGCCTGGAACAATATCAAGTCCGCCGTATCCAATGCGGCGAACGCGATAAAGACCGGTGTGACGAATGCCTTCAATGCCATGCTGAACGGCATCAAGAATATCTGCGGAAATATTTATGGTGCAGTGAAGAGTGGATTTGATAAGGCAATCAATTTCGTGAAGAACCTAGCATCACAGGCCTTCCAGTGGGGCGCTGATTTTATCGGCGGTATCGTAAACGGTATCAAGTCCATGATCGGAAAAGTGGGTGAAGCAGTTTCTTCGGTTGCGGATAAGATCCGGAGCTTCCTGCACTTCTCCGTGCCGGATGAAGGTCCTTTGACAGATTATGAGAGCTGGATGCCGGACTTTATCAGTGGTCTGGCGAAAGGAATTGAGAAGAGTCGGGGCATGATCGAGAATGCTATGAACGGCGTGACTTCTGACCTGACCATTACTCCGCGAGTGATGGCAGCTCAGGGTGGTTATTCCGGTTCTGCTGCTTCGAGCGGAGACTTGATCTCCGGCATCAATACGGCACTCAATACGGCTCTGGCCGGTGGCGGTGCTGCAGGGGATATCGTGATCCCGGTTTATATCGGCGGTGACATGATCGATGAGATCGTGGTTACGGCTCAACAGAGAATGAATTTAAGAAGTGGAGGCAGGTAAGATGGCTCATTTGCAGTATCTTGTTTTTAACAATGAGAATATCCCGATGCCTGCCTCTTATTCTGTGAGTTTATCGGATGTGGAGGCAGACAGCGGAGGCGTGACGGAAGCAGGAACCACACAGAGGGATGTTGTCCGTGAAGGTGTGGTTCAGATTGGCGTGACCTTCCGGGTGTCGAAGAAGTGGCTGAATAAGTTTTCGGCTTATAAGAAGATGGCGAGTATCACGGTGGGATACCTGGACATGGAGTCTATGAACATCGTAAACACGCAGATGTACATTGACGGATATCAGGTGAAGCTGGTCAGTGATACAAGCTATGGGAGCTTGTGGGAGGTGTCCTTCACGCTGAAAGAGTTTTAAGGAGGGCGGCTATGTATCCAGTGAGCAATGCCTTCCTTGAAGCGGTGAAGGCAAATACAAGAAAATATTACTGGACCGGCAGGATCACAACGATTGCCGGGACGGTTTATGAGTTTGATCAGGATGATATGGTCAAGGGCAGCGGGTATATCACTTCCCAGTGCTGCGGTTCCACAGAGATCGAACTGGGAACAGTGTATGCTGCGGAGATGGGGATTTCGCTTTTCTCTGAGATCAACCGGTACACGCTGGAAGATGCGAAGGTGGAACTGTTCTATCATCTGCAGGTGGCTGGCGGTTCCTATGAGAGGATCCCAATGGGGATCTTTGAAGTATCGGAGGCGAATAGGAAGGCAAAGTGCCTGGAGATCAAGGCTTATGATTACATGGTTCGCTTTGAGAAGGCTTTCACTTCTTTGGAATCCATCGGAAATGCATATGATTTCATGGTGCTTTGCTCGACAGCCTGTGAGGTGACGCTGGCTCAGGACAGGGCAACGATCGAGGCGATGCCGAACGGGACGGAGAATCTGTCCATCTATTCTGATAATGATATTGAGACATACCGCGATGTGCTGTTCTATGTGGGACAAGTGCTTGGCGGTTTTTTCGTGATAAACAGAGCCGGGGAACTGGAACTTCGGAAGTATGGAAATACGCCGGTACTGACGGTAGAGCGGAAGCACAGGTTTTCTTCCAGCTTTTCGGACTTCATCACGAGATATACAGCGGTTTCTTCAACGAACCTTAGGACTCAGATTGCGGAGTATTATGCGCTGGATCCGGATGACGGACTGACTATGAATCTGGGCGTGAATCCACTTTTGCAGTTCGGTTTGGAAGAGACCAGGCAACAGCTCTGCACAAATATCCTGAATGATTTGGCTGTCGTGAATTATGTCCCGTTTGATTCGGATACTATTGGTAATCCGGCATTGGATGTGGGAGATATTCTTTCATTTACCGGTGGACAGGCTGATTCTACGAAGTATGCCTGTATTACTTCCAACAGCATCAAAATCGGCGGCAGGCAGAGTATCAAGTGCGTGGGGAAGAATCCGAAGCTGTCCCAGGCAAAGAGTAAGAATGATAAGAACATCTCCGGGCTGCTGGCTCAGATCGAGGCAGGGAAGATCGGGATTCATACCTTCACCAATGCATCGGCATTCACGGTGGCGGATGTGGATACGAAGATCATTTCCATCGAGTTTGCTACGACTGAAGCGAACCATGCGCAGTTCTTCGGACAGGTGATCGTGGATGTGACGGCTCAGCCGGTCACGAGGTCTGTTACGGCATCCGGGGATGTGGTAATCCCTTCGGTAAATGTTGACGGGGTGCCGGTGGATCCGGAAGATCCGGAGGAAGAACCGGTGGTGATCGGCAGCACGGAAGAGCAGACGATAACGGTATCTCTTCCGATGAGCTGGCAGGAAGATGGTCATGCGGATGTCATCTTTTCCTTTGAGTTCAATAACCAGATGATCCCGGTGCATTATCCGCAGGAAAACTGGCACTCAGGAAGACACACGATCCTTCTGTATTATCCGATCGAGGATGTGGTGCCGAACTATACGAATATCTTCAATGTCTATATGCGGTGCGAAGGCGGCACGGCTGCGGTGGATACTGGGATGTGCATTGCCTCCATTTCCGGCCAGAGCATGGGCGCTTCGGCGGCATGGGATGGCAGGATCGATATTGAAGAGTATGTTGACCTGTTCAGAATCGGCGATGGAAGTCAGAACGGACGGCTTCAGGTGAAGGCATTCACGGAAGCGGATGAATGGGAGGTCAAGGAAACCATGAGACGGTACTATTCGGATGTGAAGAATGGCAGGACAGCCGTTGGCGGTTTTGCGATGGTTGTGGATGTGCCGGGCAGTAACACTTAAGGAGGTTACGATGAAAAGATATACAGGAAATCTGGTCATTGAACTGGAAGACCAGAATACAGGAGTGAAAGAGACGGTATCGGAGACCAATATGGTCACCAATGCCGTCAATGACATTCTGGGAGTGAATCCGATGGGCGTCATGTATAAGGCCGGCGGTCAGTATGATGATTCCCTGACCTGGAATGATGCGCTGCTTCCGATCTGTCCCAACATGATCGGGGGCATCCTGCTTTTTCCGGGTTCCATCACGGAACAGGCGAATAACATTTATCTGCCGTCAACAAATCTGCCGGTGGCTTATGCTTCCAATGATGTCAATGCTACGGCGAATACCAAGAGGGGAAGCATGAACCTGACGGAGAGCATGAAGCTGACAGACGGTTATAAGTTTGTCTGGGAGTTTACGCCTTCGCAGGGAAATGGCACGATCACAGCGGTGGGACTTACTTCCAAGCAGGGCGGAGCAAATGCCTATGGATCTGAGGTGGCGGTGGATACCACGCTGCTTCAAATCAAGAAGGTCAGCCTGGATGACGGGGATGGATTCATCAACGATCTGTTCAGGACGGTGACTGTGGATTTTGAGAATGCGAAGCTTTATTCCCTGGGATATGCGAGCAATACCGTAACGATCAAGCGGTACAGGATCCCGATCTTTGATATCGGTCTGAATGAGAAGCTGGATGATTCCACGCTGGTGCTGGAGGATACAACGGTTCTCCAGTGCAGCACCTTCCATTTTTACGGAAGCTATACGCCGTATGGAATCTTCATGGATGGTGGAGACGGGTACTGGTATGGCTTTGCCAATCAGGGCAATTCCTCCGGAAGCGCAACGGTGCTCTGGATCAAGATCAAGAAGAGCGACTACACCTTTACGGAAGGAAGCTGGACGCTTTCCAATGCTACGCTGATGACGATGGGAAGCTTCAAGGAAGGATCCAGTTATCCTTCCGGAAACAGAAGCGCTGTGGTGAGAAACGGGTATCTGTATGTGCCGTCTTATGACAAGACCGGTGTGTATAAGATCAATATTTCCAACAGTACGGATGTGACGCTGATCAGTCTGGGATTTACTTCCGCCATGAGATGCATCGGGGAGACCGGCAGTACGGACTGCTGCCTTACCATTCTCAATGACATTATCGTGGCGTATGATTTTGAGATCGATGTGAATGATCATGTGATCCCGTTATTTGCCGGGGAGCATTGCGGGAATGTATCTACGCCGTTCTTCCAGTACAAGGAATATGTCTTTGCCTGGGGCGGCGCTTATCTGAACCAGTATAGGTATACCTGGCTATTGACTCCGTATCTGGCTACGATCTGCAATCTGAGTCAGGCGGTGGTGAAGAATGCAGATAAGACGATGAAGATCACATATACGCTGACGGAGCAGACAGTGACGACATAAGATCTGCTGGCAACTGAATAATTTGTTTTCAAGGGATGGCTTCGGCTGTCCCTATTTTTATGCGAAGGAGGGCATGTGAAATGAAGGAGTTTTGGAATGTGATTCAGGCGATCTTTGCGGCAGTAGGCGGCTGGCTTGGTTATTTCCTGGGCGGAAATGACGGACTGCTTTATGCGCTTCTGGCTTTTGTGGTGCTGGATTATATCACTGGGGTCATGTGCGCGGTGGCGGATAAGAAGCTGTCGAGCGCCGTAGGCTTCAAGGGGATCTGCAGGAAGGTTCTGATCTTTGCGCTGGTAGGAATCGGGCATCTGCTGGATACGCACATTTTTGGAGAAGCCGGTGTCTTAAGAACCGCGATCATTTTCTTCTACATCTCCAATGAAGGCCTGAGCCTTGTGGAGAATGCAGCGTATCTGGGACTTCCTATTCCGGGGAAGCTTCACAAGGTCTTGGAGCAGCTGCATGACCGGAGCGAGAAGGAAAAGGATAAGAAGGATGGTGAGGAATAATGGCTTACACGAACAGTTCTATGGTGGTTTATAAGAAGCTTTCTCCGAACCATTCC